TTAGATTTTATCCGTGTTTAGCGGCTGGCCTGGCATATTACATATCATTAAAACGAGCACCTGAAAGAACTGGATTGCTCAAGCAATTATATGAAGAAGAATTTTTAAGGGCCATGTCTCAAGATGAAGAAAGAGCTTCTTTTAGAGTTAGCCCTGATTTAACTGGTTATAATGTTCCATAATGGCACAATACGCAAAAGGATCTCGAGCATACGGTATTTGTGATATCACTGGATTTCGTTATCGTTTAAGAGAAATGAAAAAAACCTGGGACGGCCTTTTGGTTGGTCCTGATCAGTGGAGTCCGAAACATCCGCAGCTGACACCAGTTAAACAGGTACAAGATCCACAGGCATTAAAAAACCCCAGGCCACAAGAAAAAGATGACAATTCAGCTTTTTTGGTTTATACAAATTATGGCGATGGCCTTATTGGCACGGAATTACAAACCTTTGAAATTACTCCAGGAGTAGGATCGGTTACAATAACTACATCATGAGTTTTACATTATCTACATTAAAAACAGCAATCCAGGATTATTTAGAATCCAGTGAAACAACTTTTGTTAATAACCTGGACACCATTATTCAAGAAGGTGAAGAAAGAATATTTAAAATGGTACAACTGCCTGAGCAAAGAAAAAATGTTACAGGTAATGTTTCAACCAACAACAGGTTCTTAACTTTACCAAATGATTATTTGGCACCCTTTAGTTTAGCTGTTATCGATAGTGACAATTATCATTATCTTGAATTTAAACATCCATCCTTTTCAAAACAATTTGTAAGTTCCACCGCAACCACAGGTAGGCCCAGGTATTACACACAATTTGATGATGATACCTTTGAGGTGGTGCCTAAGCCTGATGCTGATTACAGTGTAGAACTTCATTATTTACATCGACCAAATTCAATTACTGCTGGAGCAGACGATGGCACAACATTTTTATCCACAGAATATCCCGATGCATTGCTTTATGCTTGTTTGACAGAGGGAGCAATATTTTTAAAAGAACCGCAACCTGACATTGCAAACTTTGAAAATCGTTTCAAAGAGGCTATACTTAGAGCCAAGAACCTTTCCGAAGGTCGCTTAACGAGAGATGAGTACAGATACGATAGTTTGAGGATCAATGTCAGTTAATGAAACCAATAAAAAAACTCGAGGGTAAGAAAGTTGCCATTATCGGCTTGGGCGGATCCCAGGTTGATTACGCAATTTCCATACAAAATTCAATAAAATACGATGAGGTTTGGTGCATCAATGCAGCAGCTGCTGTATATCCATGCGACAGACTTTTTATGTTGGATCCAGCATCAAGATTCTTAGATAGCGATGATGCGGGGCTGCAAACTGAAGTCATGCGAGAAAACCTTCCTAAATGGAAGATGCCTATTTATACATGTGTACTAGATGAAAGAGTTCCAAGTGCTGTGGTTTTTCCTTTAGAAGAAGTGTGTAATGCCAGCGGCTGTGCTTATATGAATACAACCGTTGCATTTACCATTGCTTTTGCTTATTGGTGTAAAGTTGGAAAAATAGATCTATTTGGAATTGATTTTTCTTACCAGGGCAATATGCATTCAGCAGAAGCTGGCCGTGCATGTGTAGAGTTTTGGTTATCTAAATGCATAGAAAACGGAATTGAAGTCGGTGCAAGTCAAAGATCTTCTCTCCTGGATTCAAATGTTAGGCCTTATGAAAGACTTTATGGATTTCACAGACTGCCTGATCCCATGGTTGCAATACCTAGTGAGGGAAAATGGATTATTTCTGAATATTCAAAAATGAACCAAGCAATAAAAGAAAACAAGGTTAAGGCTAGAATGGAGCCGATCAGACCTCCTGAACCATACAAAGGATGAGATTAACAGAAGAAACACTTTTTAACCTCGGTAATATCGAGGTTCACACAACCAATAACAAAGGGCACGATCCTGAGTTTTGGGCTGAACAAGCTACCAATAGAATTTGTGGTATCTCAGAAGATGCACCTGATCACATAAGACAGCAAGCCGAGGCATTCCGAAATAAAATATATGGTATTATATTGGCTAATATGAATAGTGCTATCCGTTCTAATAGAGTGACTATGTCAAACAAACTTAGAAGCCAAGGTCATGAACAGTTAGCTAAAATTATGAAGGAGTTATAAATGGCGATAACAAGTGCAATTTGTACAAGTTTTAAAGTGGAACTTTTAAAAGGGGTTCACGATTTTACTGCTGGCACAGGCGATACTTTTAATTTGGCACTTTATGCGGGTGCAACTGCATCTTTGGGTGCTACTACAACTGCATACACCACAACTGGAGAAGTTACAGGAACTGGTTATGTTGCCAAAGGCCAGGACTTAACAAATGTAACACCAGTAGCTACAGGAACAACCGCTGTGGTTGATTTTGCAGATGAAACTTTTGCTACAGCTACTATTACTGCAAGTGGATGTTTAATATTTAACGACACGGAAGCTGGTGATCCAGCCGTTGCAGCAATTAGTTTTGGCGGTGCAAAAACATCTACTGCTGGAGACTTTACAATTGTTTTTCCAAGCCCAACGGCCACAGGTGCAATTATAAGACTTGCTTAATACATAAATCATAGAAACCAAGAGTATTACAGCAATGTGATAAACTTGGTTCTATTTAAACGGAAATTTATGTATGCCTTTAGCAAGTTTTAAATTCAAAGCAGGAATCAATAAAGAGAACACTGATTACTCTGAAGAGGGTGGTTGGGTTAATGCTAATTTAATTAGATTCCGTAAAGGTGTTGCTGAAAAAGTCGGTGGCTGGATAAAAGCTGTTGAAAATACTTTTCAAGGCATTGGTCGTGCTTTGCATTCATGGATTGCATTAGATGGAACTAAATTTCTTGGCTTGGGAACAACCTGGAAATATTACATTGAAGCTGGTGCAGTTCTCAATGATGTAACTCCGATAAGAAGCACAACCGCAGCTGGAGATGTTACTTTTTCAGCAACCGATGGATCTTCAACCATTACGGTTTCAGATACAGCAAACGGATCGCTATTAAACGATTTTGTCACCTTCTCAGGTGCCGTGTCGTTAGGCGGCTTAATTACAGCCGATGTTTTAAACCAAGAATATCAAATACAAAGTATTGTTGATGCAGACTCTTATACTATTACAGCTAAAGACACTTCAGGTGTTACAGTTACTGCAAATGCATCCGACACTGGTAATGGCGGTTCGAGTGTTGTGGGCGAGTATCAAATCAATGTTGGCCTAGACGATTACGTTCAATCCACAGGTTGGGGTGTAAATACATTTGGTGCAGGTGCTTGGGGATCATCTTCTCCACTATCAGCAAACAACCAATTAAGACTTTGGACACACGATAACTTCGGTGAAGATTTGGTTATTAATCCAAGAGGTGGAGGCATTTATTATTGGGATGAATCTAATGGCTTGGCTACCAGGGCAGAAGAATTACAGGGATTAAGTGGGGCAAGTCTCGTACCAACACTTGGATTGCAGGTTATAACCTCAGAAACAGACAGACATTTAATTGTCTTGGGTGCTGATCCTATTGATGGTGCAGGCACAGCTAGAACAGGAGCTATAGATCCTCTTTTGGTTGCATTTAGTGATCAAGAAAATGCTTTAGACTTTGAGCCATTAGCCACAAACACTGCTGGTTCTGTTCAGTTATCAAGCGGATCATTCATAATCGGTGGCCTTAAATCCAGGCAAGAAATTTTAATATGGACAGATACATCTTTATACTCCATGCAATTTATAGGCCCGCCACTTACTTTTGCGGTAAATTTAATTAATGAAGGTGTTGGTTTGTTAGCACCAAAAGCAGCAGGAAATACACCAGCAGGTGTTATTTTTATGAGCAAACAAGGATTTCATATTTACAATGGTGCCGTACAAAAACTCCCATGTTCTGTTAAAGATTATGTTTATTCTGATCTCGACATGTCACAGTCGTTTAAATGTTTTGCCGCAGTCAATCAAGAATTTGGCGAAATATGGTTCTTTTATCCAAGCCTGGAAGATGGCACTGGTGAAATATCAAGATACGTTTTATATAACTATGAAGAAAATGTTTGGTCTATTGGATCTCTTGTACGACACGCTTGGAAAGAAAGCGGAGTAGAAAATAAACCGTTAGCAACAGGCGGAAGTGATTCTAGTTATTATATGTATTCACATGAAGAAGGCTCAAACGATGATACCAACCCCATGACAAATGTGTTTATCGAATCAGCCGATTTAGATATTGGTGATGGAGAAAACTTTGCTTTTGTTAAAAAAGTTTTACCTGATGTTAAGTTCTTAACAGAAACTGATACCAATACTCCTGCTATTAATTTTGTATTAAAGCGTAGAGATTTTTCAAATCAATCTCTTACCACAGACTCAACCACACAAATTACTGCGGCCAGCACCGAAGGATTTTTAAGAAGTCGTGGCCGTCAATTTGTGCTGCGATTTGAGTCAGACGATGACAATGTTTCACCAGCAAACAATAAAGATTTCAAATGGAGGTTGGGATCAACAAGGCTTGATGTAC